AATATCCAATCACCCCACTGTCGAGCCATCGCCGCACTCATTCCGCGATGGAAGCGGGAACGATCAGCGGCTCGGTTCGGTCCCGGGGGAGCATTGTGACAGTCCGCCCGGGCCGTTTCTTTCGATAGATCGCTTGTCGGTTTGAGGGCCGGTAAGTTCTTGATCCAGAAATGCGTAAGCTTGGTTTGATTGTCCGGGCTATCAATACTCTGCGCAAATTGGTACGGGTGTTGGCTAGTCCTGATAAACGTCCCGTCATTGCGCGAAAGCTTTTCGTAATCCTCACCCCAGATAAGCCGCTTCGCATGCTTGTGCATGATGGGATTCTCGACGGCGATTGCGGGGATGTCTGCGTCAAGCATATCCCGGAACAGGCGCGCACCCTCACGCAACTCGGCCCACATTTGCTCTTTCGTTTTACCGGGGGCGGGAGAGTTGAGCCAACGAACCCCAGAGTTCGCCAAGCGAGTGCAGGGGACGTGCGCACAGAGAAACATATCCCACTCGAACTCTCGCAATGCTTCGCGAACGTCCATTTGCAAGTGCGAGTTAGTCGGGGTCTCACTTGGTTTGATGTCGCAGCTCCACGCATCGAACCCACGTTCTTGGAACGCATCGCGAACGGTCCCGCTACACTCGCAGCCGATCAATATTTTGTGCATCTTTTTTACTCCTGTTTAGATGTATGGGAATGATCGCATAGAAGACGGCCAAAAAAAAGCCCGGATCGGTCCGGGCTTTCTCTGCGGTGCGTGGTTTATTGCGACCAAAATTCTTGGTCATCATAAAGCCAATCATAGAATCCTAATCTATCGATCAATAGATCGGTCTCGGATCGGTCGGTGATATCGATACACGCGCCATCACCCCAATCTAAAAACCAAAACTCGACCCGGTAAGGAATCCGCTGTTCATCACAGAAAAAACGTATTTCTTCCTGCGGCCCTCCCAATGATAGTTGGAAACGAACAAAGCCAAGCTTTTGATCATTGAAAGCCCATCGGGGGACATAATCAAAACAGAGACCGTATTCATTAAAACGATCTCGCAATGTTTCCTCGATGTCGTCAGCAAACATGGCGTAAGCCTGCTCTGTTTTTGGGGTGTCATTGTCGAAGTTTGAAGAATCAAAACGAAACTCTTCTTCACCGACCACTATGACAGTATCCAATGAACCATCATCTCCTAGCCTGTAATCATCCTCAGTCGGGTCAAGCATTAGCCGGATATCTTCTAGCCTACTTTCGCAAGCTTCCTGCACACGATCCGCGCAACTGGGGTATTTTTTTTCTTCAAGCATTGGCGGCGATCTCCTGTTGTGATTCCATTTCGGCAAGCTTTGCCAGTTCTTCGCGTTTCTTTTGTACGCGCAGCCGCTCCCGGTTGCGATACTTGGCAGCTTGTTTTTCGAGTCTAGTTTTTTTTCTGCGTAATCTAGTTCCCATTCTTTTTTTACTCCTAAGTTAGAATGTCCTCTTAGTTTATATGGGATCGATCCCATGCACAACACACAAAAAACCCGGCACTCGGCCGGGCTTGTTTGGTTTGTGTTGAGGACTAACCAAGTTCACGTTTCACCAATTCATCGAAAATTGTTCGCGCGTTCTCGGTCATATTTTCGGGGTGTTGATCGCTCTCGCTTGGACTGTAATAGCTAAGTATTTTGCAGAGTCGTTCATACTTCCTCGAAGATAATCCCTCGTGATACTGCACAAAAAAATGGTAATAGGCATTAACGATATCAAATCTGTCGAACCACATTACTTTTGTCTCCGCTCTATTATTCTTTCCGCAGTGTTTTGTAGATTGTAGCTTTGGCATACGAAACCCCCGCCAAAATCTTTACCTCGATACTTTGAAAAGCCGAGAGGCTTGGCAGTCGTGAACGCGCTATCGTAGTCGGTGCCGAAAGCAAGCCAGTGGATCACGTAACGAGGATTACCGTTAACATCGTTTTTTGCACTGTAGAAAGAATAACCGAGTATGTCGGATGTTCCTTTCTCCAATTCTGCGTCACATTTATTCATCCGTTATCACCAACTTTACGTTGTTAAGTGATTCTTGAACTTTGTCATGCACCGGCCCTTCAAGAATCCGGTCGATTTTCGCTTCAATGTAATCATCTACATAACTAGAGAAATCAAATTTTTGAAAGTATTCTCTAATCACTTCCCCGACCTGGTAAGGAATGTCTTCCTCAATTCGTTCTTTCACAATGGAATAGATACGATCCTCTAGCGGTTCCGCATCTTGATCGAAAATTTCTTTATTGAGATCTTCCGTTTTTGCAAAATCGGTAATCATTTGATCCACGGTTAGATTCCCAAACAAGTCTCGCACAATGTTGCGGTTAGTGAGATCGCAGGCCGCGAAAGCTTTGTGCAACTCACTGATAGCTTCAGTGATCGCAACTGCCCTTGTATCGACTAAACCGTTTTGCAATAGCTGGTTTTTGTAAAGTTCTGCAGTCATTCTTTTTTACTCCTAAGTTTTAGAATGTCCGGTTATCTTATCTGGGATAACTCCCATCTTCAAGCCAAAAAAAACCCGGATCACTCCGGGTCTTTTCTACCTTACGGGATACGGTTACGACTTCTTCGGGTTCATTACTGGCATAATGACCATATCAACATCGTCCCTACCACCGATATCGACGCGATGCGCGCAGTTGGTCTCCCCGTAAAATCGGCAGGATGTCTCTTTTTTGTTCTTGTTCAATAACCTTGCAGCCTTCGCGATAAGTTCCAAGTACTGAGCTTGGAATGCCGATTCGCATTGTTTGGTTTGGTTTTGATCAGGTATTACCCTCGTTACATCGGGGTATTGTCCGTTAACGGTTCCGCAAATTATTTCAAGATTGTGTACCGTATCGTTTATAAATAATCGCGCCACCCGGCTATACTCAGTCACCGTATCGTTCCCATGCGGGACCGGAGTTTCGGTTTCCTCAATTGATATGCTGCACTGTGGATCACTTGCTTTGACTGTCACTTTCGGCAGGCTTACAATGATACCGCCTTCCCCCAAGCCAAGATCCTGGTCATGGCGTATTCGCAGTAAAACTATACCGTTAGTCGCAGTCATGTATTTGTTATCAATATGCAGGCCGGTAAGGTAGTACCGGACATCTTTTCTGTCGATAAAAAGATCCAATGCTTTGAGATCATAAGCACTATCGATCTTGAGTTCGTGCTCTGTGCCCACCGTTGTGATGTTTATTGCTTCCGCCATTCGTTTTACTCCTAATTAGAATGAATGTGGGATACATCCTATAGAGTAAATCAATCGTCGTCAAATGCCATGCCTAATTCTTTTTCGCGCTGCCGGATATGATTATCCCAATACCGTATCGTTTCCATCCGACGCTTGCGGTCATCTTCGAGTTTGAGTTCGCCAGCGGTTTTTTGATCCTCATTTGGATACATCCACGACAAAACCTTTTCGATAAGAAAAAACATCAGGCGGTTTTAACATGGGAAGAAATGGGACACAAGAAAAAAGGGGCACTAGGCCCCTTTTCATTCATGGATGAACCCAATAAGAATTCACCGGTCGGTAGCGGCAGTCCCAAGAATCAATCACCGTCCCGCCATCTACGGCGGTCAAGTGTCCAGAGTTCCTTACGACGGCTCTTCCTGTGAAGTTCCAATCCTGCAAACGGATCATTTTGCCTCTCGCGTCCCGGGGCGGCTTATGTTTTTCCAACCCTTTGGACTCCAGGTATGCCATCCAAACTTTTTCATGGCTTGGATAGGCACCTATTTCGAGGCCCAAGTGCATGAGTTCTTCGAAGACCGTTTTGTAAGACTCCCGGAGAACTGTGCTGATCGATCTGATCACACAGTCTCCTTTGAAGCTTTTGCAGATCCTCGCACCGTCGGTTTGATAAAATTTCATCAAGACCTCCAATCTGATGGATCAACGGCTCGAACCCCTTGTGACCATTCGCTGATGGTTTTTACAGGTTCTTCGTCAGCCGGGAAATGGCTAGAAGACCAACCGTCCGCAAAAACGTAAGGCTTTCGCAAGTAAATGGTCACCCCATCATCGAAAATGTCGAAGCCACCATCGAGTTTATCTTGGTTTTTGCCTAACGCACGTAGGACTTGAGTTTCAGTTATTTGCATAACTGCCTCCTTTTAGAATGTTAAAGAACTACCGGGCGCAACCCCGGCGAAAATTTAGCGTATGGGAATTATCTCATACTTGGGATCTAATGTCAACCCCTATTTTTTGGGTCTTGATCCAGTAGATAAAAGTTTCGAAGTCTTCAACCAGGTCGAATATCAGATCGGGTGCTACTTCTTTCAAACCATGTTCTGCCAGTTTCATCACGCTGTTTGCTCGATACAGATAACACTTATTACCCTCAGACTTTTGAACCTCTACCAACAGCCAAACACGGGCGTTAGCATGACGGGTTGCGAAAGATACTTGATGGGGGCTGATATTGACTTTGTTGCCCGTGCAAACCTTGAGTTCTATCAAGTGAAGGTTTTTGTGACTGTCCATCAACAGTAGGTCGGGAACCCCGGGTGTCGAGCTATTTTCTATCCGGGTTACGATTGGACACTCGTAACTGGTATCAATCCTCTTTTTGAGACGCTTCCAAAAGTTCGACTCCGTTTGCTTCATGTTCGATAACCTTTTCACCGAGTTGACGTTTCAAATCATTCAGAGCTTGTTGAACTTCTTCTTTTGACATTTGATCAATACTGCCGTGTCGAATCTCACTGCGGTTGACGTACAATCCCGCAGCCTGACCCCGCGCTTTTTCAGCAGCCGTGGCAGCAGCATAGTTGCCTGCCGCTATAGATTGGTCTCGGATCTTGCCCAGATCAGCAAGGTGTTGACCAAAATTGACTGCATATTTCTCGTTTAGCTCGGCCCTTCTTTC